AGACAGGGGTTTCAAATATATTATGCATAGGTATGGAACTCCTTGCACGGCTTGGAAGCATCACCAGAGGAGAGGGTGGTACTAGTGCCTACATATGAGTATAGGTGCGACGATTGCAGTACGTCAGAAGAGCACTACCGCACAATAGAGGAAAGATATAATTCTCCGTCTTGTCATTACTGTACTCGGACAATGCGAAGAATAATCCTTGCTACGCCAGTAAAGTTCAATGGTGCTGGCTTCTATTCGACTGGAGGATAGTATGGATGAAGACCTATCACAATGCACTAGATGCGAAACAATGGTCGAGAGCGAGACTTTGCATAGACTACTAGACTGGAGTCTATGTGAAATCTGTGTGGATGATGTATGACAGATGATGAGATGCAAGAACTACAAGAAACGATTGTCCAAGGGGTAACGAACTACTTCGATACCTATGACTGGGACAAAGCGTTCAAGAGATATCTGGAGGAGCAATGAAAGATAGTAACTGGGACTTAGACCTTCGGGCTGGTCTAGCAGGGGAGAGTAGGGTAGCCGACCTACTCTCTATGGACACGCTAGAGGTCAAGACCGATAGAAGGTGGCACGAAACTGGAAACATATACATAGAGACGGCGTGTTTTATACAGGCAAGCCATACCTGGGAACCTTCTGGTCTCTACACTACAAAGGCTACGCATTGGGCTTACGTCCTAGAGGACTGCGTAATCATAGTACCAACCTACAGGTTAAAGGAAGCAATCTGGGAGAATGCTAAATCTATAACCTGTGACATACCGCCTAACCCTTCCAAGGGTTTCTTGATAACTCCTGCTAGATTATTAGAGTATGCAAGAATGGCACACAACTACGAGGTAGCAGAACAGCACAACAACTTCTTAAATGAGACGTATGGATAAAGAAACACTAATCGGTTTCTTGTCCTTGTTCTCTATCTTTATCTTGGCTGGGTTCATCTTGCCCTACCTCTTGTGCTTCGTCTTCATCTAAGAACGGACGGAATCCGCCTAGGCGTGTAATCAGTCTCTTGATTGCACGCTTATGGCGCATTCTGGCAGCATCATCACTAGGCAACGCAAGTTCTTCTGCTATCGCACCATAAGTCATTGAGTTAGCGTGCTTCTGGTAAAGAATATTCTTATCTTCTGTGCTTAACTTTATAAACCCAGCCTTAACTTCAGCCATCATAGCCATTAGATTACCGCCTTCGGCTGGCGCTGATGGTCTTCCTGGCATTCCAAGGTCTAACTTAGGTGCTTCTGTTACATCACCACGCAATACCGATGGCAAGATAGCCTCGATAACAGCAGCATCGTAGAAGAATATATCTGAGACTTCATAGCCAAGTGTCTTGGCTTTCCAGAACTGGCAATAGTCTAGTGCTTGATTGCGAAGCGAACGATACAATAAGTTCTGCATTGAACGATGCCCTAACTTCTCCCACTCGGACATCTTTAATGGGTGCAACACAAACCATTCATAGAGCGACTGCTTGATGTCGTCGCGCTCAACCATATTAAATTTACCACGATATTCATCGGCAACGTGAGCAATAATATATTCCCATTTGTCAATGCGTTCCCAGTTTACCGTCCCCATACTTTACCCTCGACAATAAACGAACCATCTTTAGCGATTGGGATAGTTACTGGAACTACTGTGCGACCATCGACGTAGAGCATACCAAAGCCCTGCTGCCACGTAAAGAGTCCGCCCTTGATATACTTGGCGTCCTTATAGCGCATAAGGTTTCCAACTTCCATACCCCATACGGTTTGAGGTGCAGATGTGCCGTGAGATTGGGTGTGATGTGATAGACCCATACGGTGCGTATGACCACACACTACTGATTTACCTGTACGCATAGCCAAACCAAGGGCTGTAAGCCCGCCGATTGACTTCATAGAGCCTTCATCACCGTGCATAAGCAACCAGTTAGGAGCCAATTCGTAGGGCTTCTTGTGGTATGTAGCACCGATTTCTGGCAGACGCAAGAACTGTGGCAAGTCCAACTCGGGTAGCCCGAGCAACCCAGGAGCACGCATCATAACTGTGTTATACAAACGGTCGGTGTGGTTCGACCGAATGATATGCTTGACCTTGAGCGACTCGAGCACCCGAGTTGTTTCGTCTCTATCCCGTCCGATAGAACGTTCATACTCTAATGGTGTACCCTTTGACCATTTAGATATAGTCTGCATATCCATTTCGTCACCAACTGATACAACTTCGGTTGGCTTGTATGCCTTAATGAAGGCAGCAAGATTAGCAACCGCACGTTTATCGTGATATGGTACTTGTAAATCGGAAACGCAAACTATAGTTTTCATTATTTCTTTTTAACCGCTTTCTTCACAGTTTTCTTTTTAGGCGTAGCCTTTTTAACGGTGCGTCGCTTGTTTTCTTTGGCAACGTTTTTAGAGTGAGACATTGTTTGCAAGTTATCTTGTCCGTCTCGTCCCGCTCTTCCGCCGTTATCTTTATGGTCAACGTCGGTGGTACGCGGTAAGGATTTTCCTGTTGCCTTCTCGTAATCAACCCTTGCCTTATTACTTGAAGTAGTTTCAACACTTCCGTCTTTTCGCTTTCGCTTAAAAACATAGATTGGTCTCCCGCCATTTTGCTTGCTTCCTTTGTAAGGTCCAAAGATTTTCATAGTTGTTTCTCCATTTGGTTTAGAATCCCAGCGTCAATTCGTGCGCCGATTTCTTCGTAAGTAAAAAGATTTTCTTCTTCATCTAGAATCCAAGACGTGTGTCTATCAAGCGTCACGTGAATATCATAGAACGCTTTTGCAAGCCAGATGAATGGAAGTGATAAGTAGTATCTCATTCTTTATCCCATTGTTCTCTTAGTACTAGCAATCCAATGATTGCATAGTTAGCCATATCTTTGAACGAATCCTCTAGTGATTCGTGCTGTGGGTTTGCACCGCTGTCAAATAGATTGTTGATGCGAGCCAACTTGTCGTGCATACGAACTCGTAAGCCATTGATTGCACCGCCAGGGGCTAACGATATATTCTTTGGGCCATAGTCCCGATGCTTACTAAGAAGTAAGTCAGTCAGTTCTTTGACCGTGTTAGACATATGGGACTCGAGACGTACCTCGCGTACCAAGTGCGGTTTAGGTGTTCCGTCAATCATTGTACTCATTCATTCTCCTCTAGTAGTTCTTCTATCTCTTCATCTATTGTTGACATATGCTGGTTGATGATTGCTTCCTGAACTAAGTCTTTCATCTTGATTACATCTGACTGTGCTGCATACAGCGTAGCATATGTAATCTCTGTAACGCTTCGTATAATATCTGGTTTGTCTGCGTTATGATATAGTTCTTCCAGCAAGGAGCCGAGCATTAACGCGTAACCGCTAGGCAGTTGGAAGATAGGCTCAAAGATTTCATCGTCGTCTTCAGTTAGGTGACTTACCGCTTCAAAGATATTATCAAATTGCGTACCGCATACATTACATTGTGGAATTTCAATCAACGTTCAGCCCCATCTTCTCTCGTATAAATTGTGCTCCGTGTTTAACGTAGATAGAGTTGACATCTTCTCCATCTCCAAATGATACTGTGGTCACGGGGAGTTCTCGGGAGAGACTGGCGGCGAACTCTCTTCCTGGGGCATCTCCGTCTGCAAAGACGAATACACGCTCAAAGTCCGCGAGAAGTCTGGTGTAGTGCTTCTTCCAAGAATTCGCTCCAGGAACACCAACACAGGGTATTCCCACCAACTTCGACATAGTGAGAGCGTCAAGTTCCCCTTCGCAGATGCCAATCCAGTCGCCAGCATACTCAATGTCAAGTACGTTGTACATCCTGGTATCAACACCAACCATACCCATATACTTGGGTTCAACAGCAGGGTTAAGAGAGCGGAAACGCAAATCAACAACACCAGTCTTCGTGATGTACGGAATGCTGAGCCGTCCAATGTATTGTTCGTGTCCAGGTTCAGGCTCCTCTACTACGCCTAATCGCGCCTGACGCGCTACTTCCCGCGTTATTCCCCGACTTACTAGGTAATCTTCCGCCAGAGAGATGCTTCCCGCGTACTTGTGAGTTGCTCTCCCCAGTAATTCCTTCTGCGATAGACTTTGCTTCACGTATATCACACCCTTCTTTCTTTGCAATTATTTGAATGCTATTGCCTTGCATACCACACGCGAAGCAATTAAAAATGTTCTGCCTTGTATTGAAACTCGCACTTGCGTGAGAGTCGTTATGGAACGGACACTTGACGTTTACTTGTCCGCTTGTTCTGTTAATGTTGGCACCGTAGTGCTTGAGCACCGATACTATGTCTGGTAAATCATCCACCAAATACATCGCCCAACCTTAATACTAGATACGAATCTGCTATCGATTTTCCTCTAGCCTTGATAACGAGTGCTGGGAGAACCAACTTTTGTTCGAGCGCTCTTGCTTCCGCATAATTTTTTGCTTCTGCTTGAGCCTCTTTCGTCCAACCGCTGAGGTCAATAGCGTTGCCCGCGCCAGGGGCTTTGCACTCAAGGATACCGATTGATGCGTTAAGGAAGTCTGCACGGACGACAACGTCGCCCTCATCTTTGCTACCTCGTCGAGCAAGGCGTTCAGCGTCGTATCCAAGTCCTCTAAAATAATCTTTGATGTCTGTTTCATATGTTGCTCCCCGAGCCTTATGGCTCTTTCTAGTTGTCACGCGTTCTCTGGTATGTCATCGATGTACATATACTCTGGATTAAATGCTAGCCAAGTCATTAGCGTGCCGTTCGCGTCGGCTCTTCCATAGCGATTTTTGACTGCTGCCACGCCCATCGATGTGCCAACTGTGCCGAGCGTACAAATGAGGGCAGGGAGTTGTGATACTTTACCTTGGATTGCACTTCTTGGTTGACAAGGATTTCCAGGAACTGCTTCCGAAGTATGATGTAAAACCACAACTGCAGCGTTAGTCGCTCTCGCAAGGTACTTTAACTCCTTCATAATTGCTCTCATAGATGCGAATTCTTCGCCTCCATCTGTTGCAACATCCATAAGGTTGTCCAAGATAATGAGGTGCGGGCTACAGCCCCACAACTCCTCAAAGGCTTGGACTTCCTCATCGATGTCTTCTAACGTAGGTGATGATTCAAACGACCAGACTATATGACTTCCTTTTTGGAGGACTGCTTTAGTCCAACCAACATCAGTATTAAGTTTCTGTTCTACATCCGATTGACTTTTCCCCGAAATCATAGATGCTAATCTCATTGCCATTGTGTGCGCATTGGTATCCGCAGATACGTATAGTGTTGGCACGTTGGTCTTGAGAGCAAGCGCTAGGGCAAGCGTTGATTTTCCTGCCCCTGGTGCGCCTGCAAACATTGAAACTTCTGAACGACGTATAATAATCTTGTTCGCTTCAAATGCTCTAAACGAACTAGGAAGGGGTTCCCCTCCGATAGAGGCGCGTCCTACTGACCGTACTAGCGTTCTCATCGGCACCCTTCCTAATTAGTTTAAAATGGAAATTCTTCTGGTATTAGTTGACTGGCTTGCATTGGTCCGCGCCCTGAGGCATCGGACACACCCACATTGCGTAGGGATTTCCCGTCTTGCTGGAGATTCCCGACTTGTACTTCCGTGGGCCGTGCTGACATACTGGGCCACCCTGTTGTTGCGTACTCGGAGCGGTAGCGGATGGAGCCTGAGCCTGGGGCGGTAGTGAGTAAGGTGGAGGCGTTGTGCTTGTAGTGGAATCGGTAATCGACAGGGGGGCTAGGGTACCTGCTGACGCTAGCATCCGCTGTGTTGCGTGAATCTGTGTTGCGTAATCTCCGATACCTTCCAAGAGAACACTTAACTCATCCGCGCTATTGGCACGAACGTTGATTAGGTCTCCAGTAGGTAACTTATAGTTGACTTGTAACTTCCAGTCTTCAGCCATATTATTTATCCTTCTTGATAGAGAATTGACAGTACTCGGTTAGACCGCACATATACTGGCAACTGTTTGTGTTGGGCAAGAATAGCGCAGCCTTACGTGATTTGTCAAATGTTTCTATAAGGTACTCCATCTTCTCCCTGGTGTACTCAGATAGGTCTACCGTTTCAGAGATACTATTCCCGCGGGACATATAGTACGTACCCCATTTAACGTCGATACCAAAGGTTTCTTGGATACCTAGTCGGTAGAAAGCAAGTTGTAGATTACTAGTGGGCGTAGACTGTGAGGTCTTAAGGTCGACGATAACCAACTCGCCGTTGACTTCAAAGACACGGTCAATAATCATCTTGACGGCTACGTCCTTGATGATTGGGGTTAGGGCAAGTTCAATCCCTGGGTTGCCATCTGGTGCTGTCCAGATTTTCCAGGAAGGATTAGCCTTGCGCCAGTTGATGTAACCTTCAACCCACACAGGGCCTTGGTTATTCCAGAAGTTGACATCTTCTTTGTTGGGGTTAGCCTTGGTAGCGCGACCACCGATGCGAGCATTAGTTAGGTCGGTATCACCCTTTGAGACATTCCAGGACTCAACCCATAAGTTCTGAATATCACTTATCATAGGTTGTCCTTGTCGTAGGTTTCGCAGGCAAGGTGAAAGGCTGAGCCTCCGACTGACCAGACGGATGGGGCTTCCTGTTTGTTGAGCAGTCTGCCGAGATAGTACTGGTACCCACACGTAAGGTAGGTTGTAAACGCAGAGTAGGATATATGCTCTGGTAGTGTATATTCTTCTAGTTTAATTGACATATCGGTAGTATAAGCCTATGGTTGGTGATTTGTCAATTGTTTATAAAGATTTGACATTTGGCAAATTGCCTGTATACTTGGTTATGTAAGTAATTATATAAAGGCCTTCGGCCTAATATAATATAATGCATTATACACATACGAAGGAGTACTATGTCAAACTTTACGGAGACGTTCGTAGCAGCAATTGCTGGTATAACCGTATTCTATCTACTAGAAGCGCTGTACTACGAAGTAAAAGCACGCATCAATGGTAACAACTTTATCAAGTTCGTCGAAGACGAAGAGGATGAATACTGGGATAGATAACCCTTAGAAACGACAAAAGACCCCCAACCTAGGAGACTAGGAAGGGGGTTTCTTGTTGCTGCCATATGACGAGATACAGCCCTTTAGAAGGGCTTACCCATACATTATGACCAGGGAAGGGTTTACTCAAGCCATCTGAGCGTGTGGAAGTGCCTTAAAAGGGTACTCTAGGCTACTAGCCCAAAGTCCTTAGCAGACTTATCTAGTGCTTTGAGCACAGGAGCGGCTACCGCAGCCAGGGCAGCCATTGCTAGCGCCTTTGGGTCAGCATTGCCAGTCATAAATAGCGCCAGGGCTGCTGCAAAAGCAGCACGGAAGTACGATAGGGCTATTGCTTTAACTTTATCTTTATTCATTTTATCTCCTTCTTAGGTAAAGGTTTGGGGATGTTAGCCTTTACTTTGTTTATTACTGTGGGCTTACCTAACCAAGGGAACCAATTGGAAGTATCATTTCCGCAGTTATCCTTGATTGAAATATGGACGTGCTTGTTATGCTGATTGGAACCGTCATACTGGTGGTCGCCCTTGATAGGACTCCAGATACGCCCCATAAAAATTAGATACTTGACACGCTTGTCACTCTTAAGGTTCTTATAGATTTCGTGTCCATCAATACCGTTTACTGGGTCGTGGGTAAGGTCTACCGCATAACCAGTATTGTGGTCTGAGTTAGGACTCTGTGTTACGTGAGCAGCAGAAGGCAGAAGCCCATCTGAGGCTTTCTTGCGCTTGGGACGTAGAGCCGTCGCTTGGCGCAGCACAGCAATTGCAGCAGGTGTGGCTTTCTTTACAACAGTCATCTTTACTCACTTCTCCGCAATCAATTTGTATAGGTCATCAATTCGTTCTTCCATCCGAGCCAAAGAATCTTTCATAGAACTGCCACCATTGGGCCGTAGTTCGTTGAGATAGTGTTTAACCATCCAACGAATCATAAGTGCAAATGCCCCTACAAGGGAAGTAATTGATAGAGCAAACGCAGCCCAATCCTGTGGTGTCATAGTATTATACCGTTCTGATAGTTATCTCGGCAACCCCACCAAAGCCATCAAAGCGCTTATCAGGTGGAGTCATACGGGTAAATGTAACTTGCTGTATTACTGCTTGCTGTGATTCTCCTGTTGTCAGGTCTTGCCAAGTCAGAACGTCACCTGTCTTTTCAATCTCTTCTAGTAGTTTGATACGCTCAAAGGCTCTGCCTTCAAATCCAACTACAGTATTAAATCTATCGGTTTCTATATCAAAGCAATAGACAGGGAACTGGATGATACGCTGACGTGGAGTAGCAATAGTAGCCTTAGCCTGATAGCCCTTAAAGGTTGGACCAGCAGTAGTATCGGTAGCATCACGGTCAAATGTAAACTTATATGCAAGGAACTCTTGTGCTATTTCAGGTTGAGTTGTAGTTACTTCTACTGGGTCTACTTCAAGACCATAACCTATATGGTCAAATTGAGTATCAGAACCACCTGCAGTTGTAGCAAGAGATGACAGCGTAAGAGTGCCAGATGTAAATGAACCACGTGCAAGAAGACGCTTATAGTTCTTAAGTTCTAGGGTAGAGAATCTAATCTTGCCTGTAGTTATAGAACCAGATGACGCTAAAACTGTGGCTGATTGAATGGCTATGCCGTGGCTACCTGAGGTAGTAAATGCTATTTGATTACTGTTGCCTACAAAATCTACGCTAGTAGCATAGCCAGCAGCGGTATTAAGATAGGCATCTTTAGCATAAGCAAAACGTAAAGTTTCAATTTCTGCATCTAAGTCAATACGATATAGACCAGCGCAACCATTGACCGTACCCGCAGCCCAGACATATTTATCACGGAATGCAAAGTCGTGGACACCATTAGCGTCTTCAAATATTAGTGGACCGTAGATTAAATCACCAGTTGTATCTGAGATGCGAGCCACACGCATACCTTTATTGGTGCCTATCATAAGCAATCCAAGGTAGGACTCAATCTTATAAACTATTTCACCAATAGGCAGTTGTGCTGCTATAATTCCTGATGTCAGGGTAGGCATAACACCAGCAGTAGATAGAACAAACTTGTAGATGGCGGAGTTACCGCCAGCATAACCTGCAGCATAGATGGCAGAGCCACCTTCTGATATAGATGACCAAGTCCAACCAGTATTAGGGTGTGTATAAATAGCAGTAGGTAATGTTGTAGTGCCAAGGGCACCAGTTAATTCATAGATGCTAGTACCAATACCAGCAACAAGGCGTTGTTTAACCCAACCCATCTTTACTGCAGCAGTACCAGTACTGTAATGGTTGTTTAATGCACCAGTTGCACCAATTGTTTGATAAAAAATACGAGTTGCATTAGCAACAAATAA